ACGCTCGGTGGGCTTACTAAGTCTGCCACGTCCATCATGCGTCAACTCATTGACGCTGGTACGCTGTCTAACCTCCCAGCTGGCTTTAAAGCCCGGGGCATGCGAATCACCGGCGACAACACTCCCATCATGCCGGGTGAGTTTAGAGATGTGGATGTACCTGCTGGCGCGATTAAAGAAAATATCGTGCCGCTACCTTACAAAGAACCATCGAGCGTACTTTACAGTCTTCTAGGGAACGTCGTAGACGAGGGAAGACGTATTGGAGCTGTAGGTGACATACAAGTGGGCGACATTAACGCTCAAGCCCCTGTAGGCACGACTCTGGCGCTTATGGAGCGTTCTATGCAGGTTATGTCGGGTATTCAGGCTCGTTTACACGCAGCTATGAAACAAGAGTTACGTATCTTAGCTAGCATCGTGCATGATTACATGCCTGCTGAGTATGCGTACGAAATGGATGAACCCGCAGACCGTATATCTGATTTTGATGGTCGAGTAGACGTTATCCCAGTGTCTGACCCTAACGCAGCTACAATGGCACAGCGTATAATGCAGTACCAAGCAGCCCTACAGTTAGCGCAACAAGCGCCTCAAATGTACGACATGGGTAAACTACACCGACAAATGTTAGAGGTTCTAGGCATCAAGGATGCTGAGGACATCATTAAACTGCCTGATGACATTAAACCTGCTGATCCAGTAACGGAGAATATGGCTATCCTTAAACAAGAGCCAGTCAAACCTTTCGCTTACCAAGATCACGAAGCGCACATCCAGACACACATGATGGCTATGCAAGACCCTAAGATCATGCAGATTGTAGGGCAGTCACCGTTCGCAAGTGCTATTCAGTCCGCTATGATGTCTCATATTACTGAACACGTAGCTCTGCAATACCGTGTAGAGATACAGAAACAATTAGGCGTAGAACTACCAGACCCAGAGGCACCACTACCAGAAGATATAGAACTTCAGGTTTCACGTCTAGCTGCACAAGCCGCGGATAAGTTGTTCAAGAAAGATCAGGCCGAAGCAGCTGCAGAAAAAGCAGCGGCGCAGCAAGCTGATCCACTTACTCAAATACAGCAACGCGAGTTGATGATTAAAGAAACTGAGCTGAAGCACAAAATTGAGATGGACAAGATGAAGGTAAACATTGATGCTCTAGCTAAACAAGAGAACGCTAGGCTACAACAAGCGCGTATCGACTCTGAGGAAGAGAAAGAAGCTGCGCGTATAGGCATTAAGGTAGCCGAGCTTGAAACAGACCAGAAAGAATCCGCGGCGCGTCTAGCCTTGGATATTGCGGAGAAAGTAAACCTAGATGGCTGATACTGTATTTCACCATGTACTAACCCGACTTGAAGAAAGTCGCACATCTATCGCCGAACATTTAGCAAATGGCGGCGCAAAAGACCAAGAAACCTACTGGAAGCTAGTAGGCAAGTATGAAGCATTAACTATTATACGTAATGATGTAAAAGATATTGAACAAAGGTATATTGAAGATTAGATATCATACGTGTAGATATATGACATAACGTGGAATAACCCACGCAAAGGGCGCTGTGAGCCTTTAATCACTGCAGGAGACGAAGATGTACGCTACCGACAAAGTAGATGACGAGCAGACATTGGCGAAGTTGCCAGAACCGAAAGGTTATAAACTGCTTATTGCAATCCCAGAACTAGATGGCAAGACAGAGGGCGGTGTTTATATGCCGGATTCTCTAACCAAGATGGAAGAAACCGCTACCATCATTGGCTATGTCATAAGTGTAGGCGCTGAAGCCTATACCGACAAAGAGCGGTTCCCTAATGGACCTTGGTGCGAGAAAGGTGATTTTATCATTTTCCGTTCGTACTCAGGTACACGTTTTAAATTACACAACAAAGAGTTCCGTATTATCAACGACGATACTGTTGAAGCGGTAGTCGAAGATCCACGGGGGTATAGTAGAGCATGAGCGAAGAAGTAGAAAAAATCGTTGAAGAGGAAGTAGTTGAAGCTGGAGCGTTAGAAGTAAACGTTGAAGGCGAAGAAGACTTTGAGGTAGAAGTTGCTGACGATACTCCTGAAGAGGATAAAGGCCGCCCACGTAGGGCAGCTGATGCCGAAGCGGATATCCCAGAAGACGAGGAACTTGAAAAACACAGCGACTCGGTACAAAAACGTATCAAGAAGTTAAAGTTTGAGTACCACGAAGAACGTCGTCGTAAGGAAGAAGCCGAGCGAGAACGTGAAGCGGCAGTTCAGTATGCAGAATCGCAGAAGAATGAAGCTGAACGCCTCCGTAAAAACCTTTCTGAAGGTGAAGGTGTATTGGTTAATGAAGCCAAGGCACGAGTAGCATCAGAGCTTAACAGCGCTAAACGCGCCTACAAAGAAGCCTATGAAGCTGGGGACACGGATGCTGTGCTAGAAGCGCAGATGTCATTGTCTAAGCTACAACTTGAAGCTGATCGTGTAGAAAACTGGAAACCAGCAGAGAAGGTTGTACAAGATCAATCTCGAGCTCCAGCACCACAAGCAGCGCCTCGTGTTCCTACACCAGATCGTAAAGCACAGGAATGGGTAGCCGAGAACGATTGGTTCCAGAAAGACACGGGTATGACAAGGTATGCTATGCTCATACACGAAGAACTATTAGAGACAGGCGTTGATTCTACGTCTGATGTGTACTATAGTAAGATAAACGAGGCCATGCGGTCTCGATACCCAGATCGCTTTGCGGACGTGGAACCAGAGGTTCGACAACCACAACGTAAAGCTGGCTCCGTGGTGGCCCCGGGTGGTAGAAGTACCGCCACATCACGCAATAAAGTTGTCATCACCTCATCTGAGGCCGCAATCGCCAAGCGCCTTGGATTATCTAATAAAGAATATGCGGCGCAAAAGCTAAAGGATATGCAAAATGGCTGATAGAAAACCACGTACAACTGAAACCCGCGAAGCGGGAGAACGTCGTAAACCTTGGAAGCGCTCGTCAATGCTACCTACCCCCGAACCACGAGACGGACTTTCGTTCCGCTGGATTCGCACATCTACATTGGGTAACGCAGATATGACAAATGTCTCTGGGAGGTTTCGTGATGGCTATGTGCCTGTAAAGGCAGTGGATTATCCCGAGCTACACATCATGTCAGATATTGATTCTCGATTTAAAGACAATATCGAAGTTGGTGGGTTATTGCTTTGCGCTATCCCGACCGAACTAAGGGACGATCGTATTCATGGTCAACTTGAGTCTGCACAAAATCAGGCTGAAGCTGTCGATAGAAACTACATGCGTGAGTCTGACCCGCGGATGCCTATGCTTAAACCTGAGCGTAGTTCGCGGTAACTATATGGTAAGGGGCAATGAGGCTCTTTACTTCAAAAGTAAATAAATCTGGAGGAAGAGCATCATGGCTACTACAGCTGCTCCCTATGGTCTAAAGCCGGTAAAACGTGCCGACGGAATGGCCTACGCTGGGGCGACATCCCAGTACTTGATCGACCCCGCTGGAGAGGCAACAAACCTCTTTAACGGCCAAGTCGTTCATATCGGTGCTGATGGTTACATCGCACTATCAACTGCAACAGGTGCCGACGGTACTACAAACGCATTACCAACAGGAACAACCTTAACTGGTTCTCTTGGTGTGTTTGTAGGGTGTGAGTACGAGAATGACCTTGGTCAAACTGTATACTCACAGTATTACCCGTCTGGTGCAGTAAACGCGAAAGCATTGGTTGTAGACGATCCAAACGTACTATTCCAAGTACAAGCAGACGGCGCTATGGACCAGTCTGATATAGGTGCGAACACTTTCTTCGCAGCTGCTCAGTCTACATCTACTGGCAACACTGCTACTGGTAACTCTACAAGTGCCGTTGACGCGACAACTAAGACTACCACCGCCGCCTTCCGTATCGTGGCCGCTGTATCACCTATTGGTGATGCGTTCCCTGATCTTTTGGTTAAACTCAACCCCGGCTACAGCAGCATGACTAACGCTGTTGGCTTGTAAGGAGGGATAACACATGGCTATATCACGCGCACAGGCGCTTAAAGAGCTCTTACCCGGACTTAATGCCTTATTTGGACTTGAGTACGATAAATACGAAAACGAACATGCAGACATCTATGAGACAGAAAATTCAGAGCGTAGCTTTGAAGAAGAAGTTAAATTGTCTGGTTTCGGTGCAGCACCAACAAAGGCTGAAGGTTCATCTATTGCGTACGATAATGCGCAAGAGGCGTTCACAGCTCGCTACACACACGAGACCATCGCTATGGGTTTCGCCATCACTGAAGAAGCGATGGAAGATAACTTGTACGATTCTTTGTCTTCACGTTACACAAAAGCTCTAGCTCGCGCTATGGCATACACTAAGCAGGTTAAAGCTGCCTCATTGCTCAACACGGGCTTTGACACTTTCCAGTCTGGTGATGGTGTAACATTGTTCAACACTGCACACCCAACAGTTGGTGGCGGTACAAACTCTAACCGTCCAGCGGTTAGTGCTGACCTTAACGAGACTTCGCTTGAACAAGCGATTATCGACATTGGTGGATACACAGACGAACGTGGCTTACTTATCGCAGCTCGCGCTAGAAAGCTAATCATTCCGTCTGCGTTACAGTTCGTAGCAACTCGTTTGTTGGAAACAACTTTACGTGTAGGTACAGCTGATAATGATATCAATGCACTCAGCTCTAACGGTGCAGTTCCTGAAGGATATGGCGTAAACCATTATCTTACAGACGCTGACGCTTGGTTCCTGACTACAGACATCCCTAACGGTATGAAGCACTTCGTACGTTCTGCGATGGCTACAGGAATGGATGGTGACTTCGATACTGGCAACGTGCGCTACAAAGCGCGTGAGCGTTACAGCTTCGGTGTTTCTGACCCATTAGGTATCTACGGATCACAAGGCGCGTAAGCTCCTAATACTTAAATTTAGAGGGCTCCACTTCGGTGGGGCTTTCTTTTTGTTTAAAGGTGTTGTATGATCCAGTTAACGGGTACAACATTAGCTTTGTAGACAGGTCTATATACCCACCTGACGTTGCATAGACTACAAGGCAAATCCTTATGCAAAGGGTACTAAAATGGCATCGACTACATTTTCAGGTCCAGTAACTTCAACTGCTGGCTTTATTGGCGACATCGTCGTCCCAACTTACACCGTAGCAAACGCACCTTCAGCTTCAGCCGCTGGCGCAGGCACTGTTGTATTTGTTTCAAATGGCGCAGCGGGTTCTGCAATATTAGCTTTCTCTGACGGAACAAACTGGAAGCGTTCTGACACAGGCGGCACAATAGCAGCATCATAAGGGGGTAGCTAATGAGTAGATTTGCACCTCCATCCGAAGAAGAACTAGCAGCCCGAGGAATTGGTACTGTTAAAGTTCGAGCACGAAAAAAAGATGGCACTCTTCAAGCAGATGACCCTTCTACACCTGATGTAAATGAGGCGTGGGAAGAAAAACCTGTTAAGAAACGTGGCCGTCCTGCAAAGAAAAAGGACTAGATTATGGCTGGTCAAGAAGTACGAGCTTATAACTTTGCGGTAGGCGATAGCGCCGCACTTGTAGGCCCATCACGCGGTAGACTGCAGGGAGTTCTAGTGAACGCCGCATCTGCTGCTGCTTTTACTATTCGTAGTGGGTCAGCTACTGGCCCTATTTTACTACAGTTAACCCTACCTGTTGGTTGGAATGACGTATATATTCCGAATGACGGTATTTTAGCTGACAACGGTTGTTTTGTTTCTGCCTTTACGGGTTCAGGAAATAAAATGACATTACTTATAGAGTAATATGGCTGTTAAGAAAAAAGGCACAATGAAAGGCCACACCATAAAAGGTGGTCAGAAACGCCCAACTAAATCTGGTGCGGGCATGACTAAAAAAGGTGTGGCTAAGTATCGTCGGGATAACCCCGGCTCTAAACTAAAGACCGCCGTTACTGGCAAGGTTAAGAAGGGAAGTGCGGCAGCTAAACGACGTAAGTCCTATTGTGCACGTTCCGCGGGACAGATGAAACAGTTCCCTAAAGCGGCTAAGAACCCTAACAGTAGATTGCGGCAAGCTAGAAAAAGGTGGAAATGCTGATATGATGGGACGTAGTTCTATGGGAAGACAACTTACAGGAAACCGTGTTAAAAAAACAGTACCCCGTAAACCTGTAGCGGCTATGGCCAAGGGTGGTAAGGCCAAGAGTCGTGTGAACGAGGCTGGTAATTACACTAAACCTACAATGCGTAAGGCGTTATTCAACAAGATTAAGGCTGGTGGTAAAGGTGGTAAACCCGGACAGTGGTCTGCGCGTAAAGCCCAGATGCTTGCAAAACAGTATAAAGCTAAAGGTGGAGGTTATAGGAAATGAAGGGCGTAAAGCACTATAAGAGAGATGGAACTCTTCACACAGGGGGTACGCACAAGATGCCTAACGGTTCGTTGCACTCAGGTAAAACTCATGGCAAGACGAGCGTAAAGCTGGTACATTACAAAGATTTGAGTAAGAAAGCGAAGGCTAAAGCCGATGGCAAAAGCAAAAAGTCAAAAAAGTCTTAGCAAATGGACTAAGCAGAAATGGCGTACAAAGTCTGGTAAGCCATCGACGCAAGGGAAAAAGGCTACAGGTGAGCGGTATCTACCCGCTAAAGCTATAAAGGCTTTGTCATCTAAAGAATACGCTGCTACTACCAAGGCTAAACGAGCGGCTACTAAAAAAGGTAAACAGGTTTCTAAACAACCTAAAAAGATAGCCAAGAAGACGGCGAAGTATAGAAAGACTTAGATCATGGCAGTTGTTGTACCAGAGCTAAATGAATTATTTGAAGAGGCGTACGAACGTGCGGGACTTGAAATGCGTTCGGGGTATGACTTAAAAACCGCCCGTAGAAGCCTTAATATTATGACGCTAGAGTGGCAGAACCGTGGTTTGAACCTATTTACCATAGAGGCTGGAAGTATACCTCTGGTTGCGGGTACAGCTACTTATACACTGCCTTCCGATACTATTGACCTAATAGAACATCAACTTCGCACTGACGAAGGTACGGCACAACAACTTGATGCGTATATCCAACGCATGAGCGTGTCTACATATTCACAGCAAGGAAATAAAAATACTCAAGGGCGTCCGTCTCAAATATACGTACAGCGTAACGCTACAGACGTGCAAGTTACCCTTTGGCCTGTACCGAATGATGCCACTACTTATAAATTGGCTTACTATCGCCTCAAAGGTATAGATGGGCTGGCAAGCGGTGTTGGAGGAGCTACTACTTCTATACCACCACGTTTTATTCCCGCTCTTGTGTCTGGGCTAGCGTACTACATAGCTATGAAAAAACCCGAAGTCGCAGAAAGAGTTGGCCCTTTAAAACAAGAGTACGAAGAGCAATTCCTTAGAGCTGCAGACCAAGATCAAGACAGGTCTACCTTTCGTATGGTGCCGTTTAGAGGAGCTATGTAATGCCCGGATATGCTAGTGGTAAACACGCATACGGTATATGTGACCGGACTGGGTTTCGCTACAAGCTGGAAGACCTTATATACGAGGTTCAACATGGAGTACGTACAGGGTTACGTGTTGGCAAGGATGTGCTTGATCCTGACCAACCACAGAACTTTCTTGGGGATGTTAATTCAACAGACCCGCAATCTTTACTTAACCCACGCCCAGATGTTAATCCGGGAAGAGGTTTATTTGGCTGGAATCCTATTTGGAACCCGGCTCAATATATGGTAGGCTCTGTAGGAAGCGTTACCATAGCAACAACAGATGGAGACTAATATGCAGACCCCTAAGCTAAGACCAAAAAACTTAAAAAAGAAAAAGAAGAAGGGTGGCGCACCTGCGAACTCTTCAATGCCTAAACCACGCCCAGCAGGTTTGGGTGCTACTAAAAAAGAAATGGAAGCAATGGACCGTGGTTTCCGTATTCAAGAGATGGAAGGCCGCGATAGGGAAGCTATGAAGAAGGGTTCGGGCGGCAAGCTGAATATGGTTAAGAATAAAAAAGGGGAGATGGTTCCTGATTATGCTGCTGATGGCGTTGGCAAAATGGCTTACGGCGGTAAAGTTAAGAAAATGAACTACGGCGGCAAAGCCAAAGTCAAGAAGATGAGAGACGGCGGCATGTGCCGTGGTATGGGTGCGGCTACTCGTGGTGGCGGCTATAAGATGGGGTAAGTTCTGATGAACTACACAGAGCTGGTTGCAGCGATAAAAGATTATACACAGAATGAGGAGACGAGCTTCGTCTCTAACATTCCTACGTTCGTTAGGCAGTCAGAAGAACGTCTTAACCGATCTATTATGGTACCTGAGCTACGTAAAAATGTTACGGCACTTACTTCTAATGGCGGTGTATACTTAGGCCGACCAGATGATTTTATATCTGTGTTCTCTATAGCTGTAGTAGATTCATCTGGAGATTATTCGTTTCTTATAGATAAAGACGTTAACTTTATTCGTGAAGCCTATCCTGCAGCAAGCACTTCTGGCCTACCTAAGTACTACGCGCAGTTTGACGGGGACTTTAATGGTGAGCAGGGTAACTTTATTCTTGGCCCAACACCTGACGATACCTACACAGTTGAGTTACATTACTACTACGATCCGGCTTCAATCGTTACCGCAGGAACATCTTGGTACGGTGACAACGCCGAATCTGCTTTACTTTATGGTTCTTTGATTGAGGCATACACATACATGAAGGGTGAGGCCGACCTCATCCAATTATATACTACTCGTTACGACGAAGCTCTTGGACAGCTTACCGGGGTTCAAATACGTAGCTCGACAGACGAGTACAGAGATGGGAGACTTTGATGCAAGTTGAAATGGATTTTGGCTTTGACGCCATAAAAGTACACACCGCTAACAACGGAGGGCATAGCCCCGATGCTGTAGCGGAAATGTGTGTAGACAAGCTAATGAGCGTGTCTACTTCTGCCCCGCCCGAGATACGATTGCAAGCAGAAGCGTATAAATCGCAGATGTTGCAAATTATCGCGCATTATATTAAAGTAGCGGTTAAGGAAGACCGCGCAACAACATGCGTAAAACTACAAGAGGCTGGGTTTCCTGACCTCGCAACCCAACTTAGGAGACTTTAAATGGCCTTTAATGGTAACTTCATGTGTACATCGTTCAAGAAAGAACTGCTTCAAGGTACACACAACTTCACCGCCTCTTCAGGTAATACATTCAAACTTGCTCTGTATACTAACAGCGCATCGTTCACTGCGGCGACTACTGCGTACACTTCTAGTAACGAAGTAAGTAACTCAGGTAGCTATTCTGCTGGAGGAGGCGCACTTACAAACGTGACACCTACTTCTTCAGGCACGACAGCGTTGACAGACTTCGCTGATCTTGAGTTTACATCTGCTACGATTACAGCACGAGGTGCGTTGATTTATAACGATAGCGTTGCGGGCGACCCAACAGTTGCAGTTCTGGACTTCGGTGCGGACAAAACTTCGACTACTGGTACGTTTACTATTCAGTTCCCAACAGCAGATGCTACGAACGCTATTATTCGTATCGCTTAAAATAATAGGAGTAGCCCTATGGCCTTAATTGTCGCTGATCGCGTACAAGAAACCACTAACACTACGGGTACAGGGGCTTATACTCTGGGAGGCGCGGTTCCGGGCTTCCAAACATTTGCTTCCGAGGTATCTAACGCTGACACTGTCTACTACTCGATAACGGATAATGTAAACTTTGAGGTTGGCCTTGGAACTTACTCATCTAGTGGGGGTACTATTGCCCGCACAACGGTGCTTTCGTCTTCTAACTCCAACAACGCTGTCAACTGGGGTATAGGGACAAAAAATATATTCCTTACGTACCCTGCCGATAAGGCTGTAATCGAGGACGCAAGTAACAATGTAACTATCGGCAACAACTTAGTTGTGGGTGGTACAGTTGATGGACGTGATGTAGCTACTGATGGAACTAAGCTAGATACAGTTGAAACAAACGCTGATGTAACAGACACGGCTAATGTGACTTCTGCTGGCGCGGCTATGAAGGCTAATAATCTATCAGATTTACCTAACAAAGCTACAGCCCGTACCAATCTAGGTGTGGCTATCGGGTCTAACGTACAGGCTTATTCTAGTGTCCTACAAAACACCACGGCGTCTTTTTTAACTGCGGACGAAGCTAAAGTAGACTTTATTACGGTTACACAGGCGGTTGATCTTGACCAAATGGAGACCGATATTGTCTCGCTTGAAAATGGTATGGTCTATAAAGGTGACTGGAACGCGGGTTCAGGTAGTTTCCCCGGTGGCGGCGCTGCTCAAACGGGCTGGTTCTATTACGTTTCAGGGGCGGGCACTGTCAACGGCATATCGTTTGCAGTAGGAGACAACATCGTTGCTACGACAGACAATGCGTCTACTTCTACTTACGCAAGTAATTGGTCGAAACACGATCAGACAGATGCTGTTCAAGCCGTTGTAGGTTTAACTGGGTCTGTATCAAAAAGTGGCTTGTTATCCGCACTAAACGTAGAAGACGGTGCAGACGTAACAGACACGGCTAACGTTACTTCTGCCGGAGCTTTGATGCGATCCGGTGGCGCAATGACCGGAGACATAGACGGCGCTGGCAACAAAATGCTGTTTGCTAACGTATATTCAAATACAGGCGATCTACCAAGCGCTTCTACATATCACGGTATGTTTGCTCATGTTCATGGCACAGGTAAAGGTTACTTTGCTCATGCAGGTGCATGGGTTCCTTTAGCTAACGAGACAGCAACACTGGCGCTATCTGGTGGAGCTATGACAGGTGCGATTACTACTAACAGCACTTTCGATGGTAGAGACGTA